GTCAAAAGACTGTTTAACAAATAGGAGTAGGGAAAATGGAAAATAAGTTTCTAACCGAGCAGGCTATCCGCAAGTGGAAGCCCGTTCTAGACCACAGTGATCTTCCAAAGATCACAGACGCTCACAAGCGTGCCACCGTTGCTACCCTTCTGGAGAACCAGGAGAAGGCTATCCGCGAGCAGATGATCGCTGAGGCTTCGCCCACCAACGCCCTTGGCGCTGGTATGTCTCCTCTCGCCAACGGCGGAGAGAACGCCAACCTTCGTGGCTACGACCCAATTCTCATCCAGTTGGTTCGTCGTTCCATGCCCAACCTGATGGCTTATGACATCTGCGGCGTTCAGGCTATGTCGGCTCCGACAGGCTTGATCTTCGCAATGCGTAGCCGTTACAACACACAGGGCGGAACCGAGGCTCTGTTCAACGAGCCAAACGCCGTGTTTGCTGGTTCTTCTAGCCCAACTGGTACTGGTTTCCAGGGTGCAAGCGCAGGCGGCGGAGCCACTGGTGCTCTCGCATCGTTTGGTCCAGGAACTGGCGTTGATCCGCTCTTTGGAACAATTTCCACAAGCACAAGCGGAATCACCACAGGATCTGGTCTTCGCACTAGTTTTGCTGAAGGTGAAGCACCAAACGAGATGGCATTCAGCATTGAGCGCGTCGGCGTTCAGGCTGCTACTCGTATGCTTGCCGCTTCGTACAGCATTGAACTCGCACAGGATCTCAAGGCTGTTCACGGTCTTGACGCTGAAACTGAACTCAGCAACATCCTGAGCACCGAGATTCTTGCTGAAATCAACCGCGAGGTAGTCCGCAATGTCTACCGTTGCGCCAAGTTGGGCGCACAGCAGACCGATCTTTACTACAAGACGGTTGCTGGTGGTCTTTCGAGCGGATCGGCTATCGGTGGCGTATACGACCTCATTCAGGACTCGGATGGTCGTTGGAGCGCGGAGAAGTTCCGTGGTCTGATGTTCCAGATTGAGCGTGAGTGCAATGTCATCGCCAAGGAAACCCGTCGTGGCAAGGGCAACTTCATCATCTGCTCGGCAGATGTTGCTAGCGCCCTCGCTATGGGTGGCTTCCTCAACATCTCTCCAGCCCTCAATGTCAGCCTTGATGTTGATGACACCGGCAACACCTTTGCTGGCACACTCAACGGCAAGGTCAAGGTCTACATTGATCCGTATCAGGACATTGCCAGCGGCACGAACACCAACTTCGTGTGCGTCGGCTATAAGGGCAGCAGCCCATACGATGCAGGTATCTTCTACTGCCCGTATGTCCCGCTACAGATGATGCGTGCTGTTGATACCAGCACCTTCCAGCCCAAGATGGCGTTCAAGACCCGCTACGGCATGGTCGCCAACCCATTCGCTGAGGGTCCGACACAGGGACTGGGCGCACTCAATGCTCGCGCCAATGTCTACTACCGCATCTTCCGTGTGGACAACCTCCACGGCGTTGCATCGTAATAGACTGCACTAAATCGCACGAAGGGGGAGGGGGAAACCCCTCCCCTTATCGTTTCTACATACTAGTATGGCAAACACCTATAAGTTCTACGACATTCCCGATGACATCAAGGATCGGTATCCCGAGCAGATCAATCCCCTGCTCCCGACCTACTATCGGTTCTATGTGTCTCGTCTTCCTGCCACAGTGTATTTCTGTCAGTCTGCGTCCTTGCCCACGGTGACCATGAGCGAGGTGCAGATGCCCACCCCCTTCGTCCCGCTGAAGTCCCCGTCCAAAATGGACTTTGATGAATTGAGCATCACCTTCATAGTGGACGAAAACCTCAAAAACTGGCTTGAGATATTCAATTGGATGCGGTCTTCAACCAATATTGAAAACTACCAAGAATACACGAACCACCACCTCACCACGGGCAATCTCATTATTCTGAACAGCACGAAGAATCCAAAAATCAATGTGACCTTTGAGGGGCTGTTCCCACGCACCCTTGGCTCGGTGGACTTTACTTCAACGGTAATAGATCCAGAACCGTTTCAATGCACTGCTACATTCGGATATAGAAATTACAACATAGAACTAATTTGAGTTTTTCGTGTTGAAAGGTGCGCTGTGTGGTGTATACTGCCCACACGGAGAACCCAATGACGCTAGACGATATTCGTAAGGAAATTGAACGGGATGTGCGGCTTGATGACGCTGCTCTTGATTTGGAGTCGCTGAAGATTCCCCAACTGCACAGCAAGTATTTGAATTTTTTGACAGACGAGCGACTGTGCATGAAGAAGGCGCAATCGGACTATGCAGTTCTACGCCGTGCCAAGTGGGAATACTACACGGGCAAGATGTCCCAGGAAGAACTCCTTGCTCGCGGATGGGAGCCGTTTGCCCTGAAGATTCTGCGAAACGATTTGGACATTTACTTGGACGGTGACACCGATCTGCACCGTTTGCAGCAGAAGATGGAGTATCTGAAGGAGAAGATTGCTCTCCTTGAAGAGATCGTGAAAGAACTGAACAATCGCCATTGGAAGATACGGAATGCCATAGAGTGGAGGAAATTCGTAAATGGTCAATGAATTCTCAGAATTGGCACCGCCTGACCCAAAGGGATGGTGGGTGGACAAAATGTATATGCAGGCAGCATTCTCTGCTGCGCGGCACAGCACCGATCTTCGGACACAGGTAGGATGCACACTGGTCATTCCCACACAGGGACCGCTGGTGTCTGCTTGGAATTCCGTTCCTGAAGCACTGCTAGCCGCAGGATACCCGCTGCTTCCCGAAGACAAGAACTACTGCACCGAACACGCCGAACGCCGTGTGATATACAAGGCAACCCTGAACGGACTGCCTGTGCGCGGACTCCACCTTTACGGCACATGGGCAGCGTGTGCGGAGTGTGCCCGAACGATAATTGAGTTTGGAGTGCAGCGCGTGGTGACATCTTCGGTGCTTTTGGAACGGACACCTGATCGTTGGCGTGACTCGGTTCTGCACGGGCTACGCATGATGCGGGACGCGGGAATCCAAGTTGTGGGATGGAGAGGAGAACTGTCCATTCCCTCACCCATTCGTTTCAATGGCACAACGGTAGACGGAGGCGATCTGGCATGATGGTAGACCTTGATGTAACAGAGGTGGACTCCGTATATGTTCGTGTGCAGTGCGACCGTGGCATTGCTCTTGAACTCTCGGACTACTTTACATTCAAGGTTCCTGGTTACAAGTTCATGCCAGCGTATCGTGCGCGTCTGTGGAATGGAGAGATCAAACTGTATAATGTCCACACACAGCACATATACGCAGGTCTAGTGGACTACATCAAGAAGTTTGCGGAAGAGCGGCAATACACCGTTGCCCTGCCTGTGCGAAATGCGTTCAAGACTTCGTTTGCTGATGTGAAGGGCTTTATAGAAGACCACTTGAACATACGGGTTCACGGTAACAAGACCCCTGCACACGAACACCAAGTAAACGCGGTTCTCCATGCCATGCAGGAGGAACGCTGCCTGCTGCTGTCTCCCACGGGCAGCGGAAAGAGCCTTATCATCTACTCCCTTCTGCGCTACTACCTGAGCAAGATGAGCAAGGACAAGAAGGTGCTTATTATTGTTCCAACGGTGTCTCTCGTAGAGCAGATGATTACCGACTTCACGGACTACTCTTCCGAAAACGGGTGGAGCGTTGAAGACAACTGCCACAAAATAAGCGCAGGTGCCGACAAAGCCACAGACAAGCGAGTGGTGGTGTCAACATGGCAGAGCGTGTACAAGCAGAGCGACAAGTGGTTTGAGCAGTTCGGGGCAGTGGTTGGCGACGAAGCACACCTGTTCAAGTCCAAGTCCCTCACGGCAATAATGACCAAACTGAAGCGTTGTCCATTCAGAGTGGGCACCACAGGCACACTGGACGGCACGAACACCCACCGCTTGGTGCTTGAAGGGCTGTTTGGTCGTGCTTACGAGGTCACTAAAACCAAGTCACTCATGGAGAAGAAGATTCTCAGTGATTTGAAAATTGATTGCATCGTGCTGTCGTATCCTGACATTGACCGCGAATCCGTGAAGAGAGCAAAGTATCAAGACGAAATCAAGTGGATCATCAAATCGGAAAGACGCAACAGGTTTATTGCAAACCTATGCAAACGATTGAAGGGCAACACCCTGATACTATTTCAATTCGTTGAGGATCACGGAAAGGTGCTAAATAGTCTTGTGAGGTCTTGCCTTCCGGACGAACGCAAGGTATTCTTCGTGCATGGTGGAACAGAGGCTGAAGACAGAGAGGAGATACGCAAGATTGTTGACAGCGAATCCGATGCCGTGATTGTGGCTTCCTACGGAACCTTCAGCACAGGCATTTCCATACGGAGACTGAACAACATTATCTTTGCGTCCCCCTCAAAGTCCCGAATCCGAGTTCTGCAAAGCATTGGGCGGCAGTTGCGTGTCGCCAAAGACAAGGGTTCGGCGCGACTTTACGATATTGGAGATGATCTTTCTTGGAAATCGTGGAAAAACCACACGCTTCGGCATATGAACGAGCGTATGAGACTGTATGAAGCCGAAGGGTTTGACCACAAGGCAGTTCGCATCCAATTAGGAGAAGACCTATGAGCAAGAAGAAAACAGGTGGACTCAGAGTCTTCAAACTCCGTAGCGGTGAAGAAATCATAGGCAAGGTGGAGAGTAAGACCCGCAGCAAGATCAAAGTTCATCGCCCCATGCGTGTGGTGACATCCATTCAAGCCGATCCATTTACTGGCGTGAAGCGCCATGTGGTATATTTTTCAGACTGGCTGGGTTCCACATCAGAACTGTCTGCCGAACTTCCGTGCAACTTCATTCTCCTTGATATGCCGCCTGATCCCGATTTGATTGAACTGTATGATCGGCAAGTGGAATCGGATAATGCTGAACGCGCTGCAACCGCTGCTCGTCATGCAGACCCTGTTCCTCCACAAAAAGAGGAAGAACTGATGCAGTCTCTGGAAGAGGCAGACCGAGAAATAGAGTCTCTTCTGAAGCAGTATGCAGAAGAGCAAAAGAACAAGTCACCGTTTCCCCCCATGCCTCCACTGTCTGGTCTTGGTGGGATGGGTTTGCCCGGACTTGGTATGCCAAACATTCCCACTCGTCCACCTAATTCCATAGTGTTCTCTGTCAGTATTCCCCAAGAGATTCTACAGAGTTGGGTTGAAAGTGGATTCCTTGATTATCTGAAGGATTCGGTTGAAGAATTCATAAACACAGACTTTCTTGAGGAAATGATGAACGACGATGAAGACGAGGTAGAGGATTTGGAGGACGATGTTCACCCCAAGCCAAAGAAGCCCAAGAAGAACAAGCGGGAAAAAATCTCAAAAGATAAATGGGAAGAACCTCCTGCTGAAAAGAAAGAAAATCCCCAATTTGGAAACAGTCACGAAGACTGGTCGCCGTATATAAAGGATTACTTACCCGATCCTCCTAAAAAAGAGGATGATGCTTGACACACCCCTAATGATGTGAGAGAATACTATGGCAAAAAAGAAGAGTGACCACTACATAGACAATCAGAAGTTTTTTGAAGAGATGAAGATGTGGAAGGCTTTGGTGACCGCTGCAAACAAGGCGGGAGAAAAGCATCCACCTGTGACCTCTTATATCGGTGAGTGTTTTATGAAGATTGCCGAAAATCTGTCTCGCAAGCCGAACTTCATAAACTATCCATACAG